AAGACACCCAGATTCGCCGGATCGTCCAGGCGATGACCATGGTCCCTAAACCCCCAAAGGAAGAACCGAAAAGGATCTTTCACTGGTGGCTGATTGTTTTGGTTTTGTTGGTTCTCATCTTTCTGTACAAGACATTTGGTCCAAAAGCGCCCCAAGCGCCTGTTCTGAGGGGTCCCATGGTCGGGGCGCCGGGTCAGGGGTTTCAGCCTCTTCGCTGAACCCCTTCTGGAACCCCTGGAAGGCTTCAGGCTCCGCTCCCGGGTCGCCAGAGTCGCTCCACGACTCCGGCTCGTACTCCTCCTCTTCAATTATGTTTGAAAATTGAATCCGTCCCCGGTCCTCATCGTCTGATCCATCCTCAGAAATTGTGAATCTTGCGAAGTTCATAGACCTGCCTACTCTCCTCCAATAGAGTCGACTGCGGACTTTAACGCAGCCTCAGTGGGGTTTGCTGGGACCCAGTCGGCCCACGTCCTGGCACACTCGTTCATCTTGGTTGCCATGTCATCCTCGGTGCCTTCGTACTCGGTCCACTCCGGGTCGTCCTGGTCGGACTCGGCACCCGAGTCCTCGTCCTCTTCGTCCTCGGACTCGGTACCCGAGTCCTCGTCGCCCTCCGACTCCGTTCCGGAGTCCTCATAAACCTCGGGGTACAGAGACCCCACGTGTCTGCCGGCCACGTTCCTGGCCGCATACATCATCCCATATCGCATATCCTTTCCGACCACGCAGTCCCGTCCGCACGCCTGAGAATAGTGTGCGGCCAGGACCGTCGCAGATTCCATGACGGGCAAGAAAAGTTCGATGGCGCTCTGTTCGAGTGCGCTCGTATCCATCTCGCCCTCCCCTGTCTTCATTTTAATCTAAAATTGCACAGATTCTCTAACTACTTGAAATTACTGAAAACCACCTTGGTCCCCTCCATGAAGTTGTAGGACGTCACGTAGACCCTGATGTTCACGTTGGCCGGGCTAGGGTTCAATGCCAGGTACAAATTTTGATTCTTAATTCGTGACAGGTTCACGGACCCGCATGGGCTCTCACTCTCGGGATCCAGGCTAAATGAGTAAATGTAGAACAGTCGGTCCGGGACCCGTGTGTGAAACTCCATGGCCTGAATGACTCGCAGGAGTTGGGGCGTCCCCACGAATGGCTCGACCCGCGAGACGCCGTTGAAATCCAGCTGTAAATTCTTCAATAAATTGCCAGTCCCGATGGTCGTGCTCGTGTTTGTGGCGGTGTTGCTATAGTCGTAGCCGAGCGCCGAGTCGTTTTGGATCACGACGAAGAGCTCTTTGACCGGATTGACAAAGTTGAGAAGACACTGGACGTTCACCGACCCCTGAGGTGCGAAGAAATCCATGCGCTGGACCTGTTCGAAGAGCTGGCGGTTTCTCGCCGCGCCCTGTATCACCTCCCTTTCCTTGTCTGGCAGGTAGGTGTACTCGATGTTCAGGAATGAATTGACTGTCCCTGGGATGGAGTATGCAGGGGTCGTGAAGAAGGTTGTGTCGTTCCAGACGATCCTGAAGGTGATGGGTTTGTCGTGCGTGCTCAGCCCTCGCCTGAACGTCGAGAAGGGAAGGGGGATGTTGTAGGACGCGTTGGGGTTTGTCGAAAACTGGAGGTTCTTTCCGACAAGGTACGAGAGTCCGGGTTGCATACCCTTTGAAACCTCCAGGTCGTACTTCATCTCGATGTGTTCGGCGTAGAGCCGTTCGATCAATTCTGTTCCTAAATAGATCTCGACATACTTGAACATGAGCGTCCCGACCGAGTCCAGCACGCCCACGCCTGGCGGCAGGGTCGGAAATTCCACGTACAGGTACATGTTGGTAATGAGGTCCCCGGACCGGGGCAGGATCCTGTGGTTCTCGGTCCCAAAGCTCACATCCTGTTCGTCAAATATCACCTTGTCGACCCGCTGTGCAAAGAGCGTCTGCCCTGCATATCTCTCCACAAAGTACGTCACCTGTGGGTCGCCGCTCAGTGAAATGTCCTCCTGGCCGAGGAACGACAGACTTGCCCGTCCGGCCATACTACTAGGGACTTAGAGATTTTGGGAGGTCCGGGGGCGCTTGGCCAAGAATCTACCGGGCCTAAATTGACTCAATTCTAAAAAAGGGTGACCACCCTTTCTATGTTTTATGTCATTTTGTCTTCCATAACTTGAGAATATATAGTGTTCAAATAGTATCAGGTCCGTGGAATCTACTGGGCCTAAAGTGACGCAATTCTAAAAAAGGGTGACCACCCTTTCTATGTTTTATGTCAATTTGTCTTCCATAAATTAGGAAATTATAATACACCCCCCTTCCACTTATGGAAACTTAAAAATACCAGGAAGGATTATAGATAGATATGAGATCGTGCGAAGTCGCATGGTGTTCCGAGCCGGAGTGTGCACCATCAGGCCGGTGCCGGGTCCATATGGAGGACATACCCGACGGCGACCCGAGACTCGGACCCATGCTGACCTTCTGCCCCAAAACCACAACTTTTACCCAGGCCACAGAGGGCTCGGGAAGGTTTTTTTTCTTGGAGCACAGTAGAGATGGTCGCCTCTGTCAAGTGTCCGAAATGCTTCAAAGAGTTCACGGACCCGAAGTTCCTATCGAGGGCGCAGGGGAAGTTGAAACGGCATGAGGAAGATCGCAAGAATCCGTGCGACTCGAGAGATTCATATACATTTACGAGGGACATCGAGTACGTCCCACCTAACATTGGGTCGTTGGACTTGACTGAACTCGTGGAGTCTCTCAACGACCATATTCGTTTCCGTCACGTCGCCAGTCACATCTTCAACCAGCTGAATGACCGTAACAGGTTTGCAGTCTGGCCCAACGTGGCGACCTATGACGTCTATTACATGGAGGATGGTGAGGCGGTCAGAGCAACCCCAAGTGACTTTGTCCTCGTCTACTGGAACCGGGTGATGCAGGACCAGGTGGTTCCTCTGCTCATCGAATCGTGGCCTCGGTTCGAAAAGTACTGTACGTGGGTTCGGGACCACAACCCGGCCTGTCGCGACTTCCTCGAGGCTAAAACGTTCACACAGGCCGTCCTCAATAGCTTTCTCCAGTCTGAAATGTTCAGGGACATGCGGACGTCCATCAGTTCACATTTGAAAGAGGTTCCGAGGACCTTGCGGTCTGAAATCCGTTTCAATATGGGTATCGGGTCAAAAGACCTCGGGGTTGTATTCGAGGCCAAATGCAACGTCTGGAATTGCGGGCGGCCTTTGAAGGAGCGTGGTGCGTGTAGGTTTCATCTCCAAAGCATGAAACCAGGTGAAGTCCGGCCTCCCCTTCCGGAACGCGTCGAGACGCCCGCAGAATGGGTGGGACCGACCAGCTCTGAGGCCGTCTTTGAGCAGTTCATGAACCGAAAGCCAACTTCCGGATTTTTTGGAGATGACTAATTCCAAAAAGGGGGTGAGGGGTGGTCGGGCGGCCAAGTCCCGGCCTATACTTCCAATTCCTAATGGGGTGTACCCCCCTTTTGGAATTGGAAAATTCTTATTTAGATTATTTTAAGAATTTGTATATAATCCTCTTTTGGAATTGGAAAACCACTCGTAAAACCCGTTTGAAACTCTCGACATTTTTGCGTCTTGGAAAACTTTTTGGAAAAACTCAATCAAACATCAGACCGGCAATTCCGTTCTCGACCCGCAGGACATTCTGTGACATGGCCACGACCCTGAACTGCTTTGGAGGGGAAAAGGTTGCCGAGATGTTGAGCGTCGCGAAGACGTCGCGGATTCTGCTAAAGTTAATCTGTCCGGAGGAGGTTGTGCCGTAGGGGTTGGTCGAGAAGCAGTACATGAAGAACTGCCGTCCAGGAACGGTGGAACCCGGAGGGCTCGAAAAGAAGTTGATGTGGTGTTTGAATGGCTCGATGACGCCGAGGTAGGTTGCGTCGGTGCACGACGTCAAAAAGGCGTCCTCTCCGTTGAACGTCATGCCCATGCTCTGGAGTCCATTGTTCGAATAATCGTACGGCAAGTTCCCGACTGGCTGAATGACGAAAAAGAGCTCCTTGACCGGTCCCTTGAACTTCAGTTCGAACACTGCAGTCTTGAACCCCTGGATCAAGTCAAACTCCTGGTACTGTGTCTGCGTGATGACGTAATCGAGTCGGTGGCTCTGGAACCAGTCAATCTCGGGGTTGGCCAGGTAGACGTACTCCGTGATGATTGTCGCCGTCAGGCTCGGGTTCTCAACCACAATGTCCGTGAGTTCCGAAAAGTTTCGAAAGGTCACCCAGATCTCGATGTCTTGTCGCCCGAGGGCCGTGATGGGAATAGACAGCTCGGGGTTTCCATAGAAATAGTACGGCAAGTTCACGTAGTATGTGCGACCCGGGGGCGGAACGGACGTCCCGGTGTCGTACTTGCCGGTCATAATCTGCAGACCCGGCTGGTTCTCGTATGGAACGTTCAGCTCGTTCCAGATCTCGATGTATTCGCCCGTGATGCTCTGGATCGTCTGGCCTCCAATCTTGAGGTCCGCATTCGCGATGATGTAGGTGCCGACAGAGTCGTAGTAGTTGAAAATGGTCGACGTGGTCGGTGAGTAGATATTCGACGAGAGGGGGACGACCGAAACGTATGTACTATTCAGGACGTTCGCGGTTGTGCCATTTATTCCGAGCGAAATAGAATACGTCGCTGCGGTGTTAGAAACTACGAACGGAATGGAGACGGTGTATGGTGGGGCCAGACCGAGAGCGATCGGGTACACCTGCGGAGTGAACGCCGAGTCCGAGCTCGCGACCGAGACATTCGTGACGGCGTTCGACGTGTAGAAGACGCCAGTCACCATGTATGAAATGGCGTTCGAAAACGTGAGGTTCCCGCTCGAGTTCACATTTATCATCGCCACGGCGTTCGTGTTTGAACTAAAGTACGGGCTGTTGAGTTGCAGGGGGGTCGTGAGAACGTTCGAGGTTGTCTGGAGGAGGACGCCGTTGTATGGGAGAATAAAGCTCGGGGCCGTGTCCGAAAGAACGCCGACTTGATTGACGGCCAGGAAGGAGTTTGAGAGTATATTGGAGAGGGAGCCGGTTGTGGAGACTTTTATGTAGTAATTCCGCGTAATGTCCGCGACGACCGGAATCGAAAAGGCGTAGGTGGGGTTCCGGCCCTGGAGCGACAGGTCGTAGTCGTACACGACGTTTGACCCCTCCCCCACAACGACGTTCGAGACGTATGACGGGTCATTGAGACTCAGAGTTCCGGTGATGAGGTACTCGCCATTGACGGTGAAATTGAGGGTCGAGTCGGGATTCAGCGCGATGGTACTGTTCGACGGGTTTGTGTTGCCATAGAGGGGCAGGGTCGCGAGGGAGGTTCCGGACAGCGCGATATTGCTCGAAAACTGGTAAATGTCGTTCGCCCGGCTCACGGTAAAGTACGTCCCGGGAAGGATCTGCGAACCGTTCGTCGTTGCATAAAAGTAATAGTAAAGGGTCGGATCTGTGACGATGAAGGGAATCACGAGGGGGGTGGACGGGTCCGGTGAGACGACACAATCGACAATGTAGCTGAAGGAGGGAGTCAGCGGTTGTGTGGCGAGCGTGGAAGTCGCGTACGCCATGGACTGGATAGACGCGCCCGTATTGACATTGAACCCGGCTCGGATCGTGTAATATCCCGGTGAGAGGAACTGGATGCCCCCGCTCAAACTCAATTTATATGTGATGGGGAGCAGACCGTTCGCCGTCCAATAGGAACCGAAGGCGGTCGCCCCGCTAAAGTTCAGAAACGCAAGGCCCGAGAAGGAAATAGTCTGGTTGAGATCGAAGTATAGGCCCGTGTATGGGTCGATTGGGAGCCCGGCCGTTTGAACCCAGCCAGCCTCCTGAAGGGTAAAGTCTGGCGTGACGACTCCAGAGACTGCGTTGTATATGAGATTCGATGAGGTAATCGCGGAGTAATTCACCGGATCGAACCCCCAAAACACGCCCGAAAGTGCGGACGTCGGGGGAGCCGTCGCCGAAACGATGACGTTTGAAAGACCGACTGAAGAATTTGAAAAGATGAACTTGTTCAGGGACGTGCTATACGTTGCGTAGAAACCAAATGTAGTCGGCTGTGAGAACCAAGCGTTTAGTGAACCGCTGTTCGTTGAATAATACTGAAAGCCGGTTCCTGCAGAGATTGGTCCGACGGTGTTTCCATTGGCGAGCCCGAACCAGAGTCTGGGAAAGTTTACGCTTGTTGGCTGGGTTGGCCAAGTAAAGTCGTTTCCGGGGTTTTCTAGAGCCGGAAGGTCGACTTTCAACGTGAGAGAGCGTATGAGGTCTCCCTTTGGGGGGATACGACAGATGCTCGTCCCTCCGTATGTGATGACCTGATCGTTGAAAGGGATGTCGTACGCCTCAAGGACGAAGGGTGTGTGACGTTTGTAGACGCCCGAAAAGTACGTCACCTGTGGTTCCCCTGTGAGGTAAGCATCCTGTTGCCCGATGGCGGCCAACTGAATGTAACCTGCGGACATTCCTGATAACGTATGATATTTGTTTCAGGTATACAGGTCGCGTCCGTGGATCACGAGTCCAAGGACTCGGCCTTGTTCGCGCCCCAGGACGCCCTCAATTTTGTTTCGAAATTGAAGGAAGGATGTCTCTACAGCTCCGAAAGTTCGATCCCAGCAAGATGGGAGACGACAAGGTGTGCGTCTTCATCGGCAAGCGAGGGACGGGCAAATCGACGCTGGTCACTGACATCCTGTGGCACAAGAAGCACCTGCCGGCCGGCATCGCCATGTCTGGAACGGAGGAGGGGAACGGGTACTACAAGCAATTCATACCGGATCTCTTCGTCTTTGGAGATTACAACAAGGATGCACTCGAAAAGATCATCGAGAGGCAGAAGAAGCTCTTGGCGGCCGGGAAGTGCACGCCGGTATTTGTGCTCATGGACGACTGTATGTACGACCGCGCCTTTATGAGAGACATTGCGATCAGACAGTTGTTCATGAACGGACGACATTGGAAGATTTTCTTTATGATGACGACCCAGTACTGCATGGATATGACACCCATGATTCGGACCAACGTCGATTATGTGTTTGCCCTGCGCGACAACGTGAGGCAGAACCGAGAGAACCTGTACAAGGCGTTCTTCGGCGTCTTCCCGACGTTCGACAGCTTCTGTCAGGTCATGGATGCGACCACAGAAAACTACGAGTGTCTGGTGCTCGACAACACCAGCAAATCGAACAAGATTACGGACTGTGTTTTTTGGTACAAGGCGCCCATTCGGCGTAACTTTCGGGTCGGTGGGGCTGCATTCTGGCAGTACCACCAGAGGCACTACAATGCCCGGGCGGCCGCAACTGCGGGATCTATAGCACCGGCGCCCAAGAGGAAGGGGTCAGTAGTGAACGTGGTGAAGAAGCCAGGGCGGCCGTAGGTCGCACTGTCCACCGCGCAGCCCGCTTTAACGAGTCACCGCGAAAATAGCCTGCTGGGGCTCCTTGACGTCGGCGTAGAACTTCTTGATGAGCATGAACACGAGGATGGACAGCAGGGTGGTCAGCAGAGCCGCCAACAGGTGTGCCTGGATGCCGGGGCCCTGCTTGACGTACTTCTCGATGATGGCTTGGACCAGGCCGTACCAGGCCAGGGCAGAGGCGAAGGAGAAACCACCGACCAGAGAGTTGAGACCCTGAGTCTCGACGGAGCTGGCGAGAGAAGAAACGAATCCGGACATTTTACTATAGTCTTACAAAAAAATGGCGCGCTCCGATCGTTCCTCAATTTTCCGGACTGAATTCAGATGACGAGGTCACAGGACCCGGGCCAGTCTGCAATGCCGACATATGACCCAAACATGAGCTCACTGCTTACGGACATCCCCGAGGGGGCCACCCTTACTGTGGACGAGGAGCTCGCTCATCAGGCGCTCAACCGCGACAAGAGCGAACAGGCCAAGTCCGTCCCGACAGGCCTGTGGAAAAGAGCGCCCGAAAAAGATGTTGATGAATCTCAAATGGCAGACTTTTCCACTCCGATTGAGGAACTCATGCCCGGCCCGAACCAGATGATCCAGAACGAGATGATGGGACCTCCTCAGCAGGCGCCCATGGTTGAGCGCGCCAGCAAGTCCAAGAAGACAGCCTCGGCGAACCCCTTTGGCCTGACCGACGACCAGTTCCAGGCGGCCATCGCTGCCATCGCCGCTGCCATCGCATTCTCCAAGCCGGTCCAGAGCCGCCTGCGCACCATGGTGCCCAAGTTTGTGGGCGAGTCTGGTGAGGTGTCCCTGACCGGACTCGCCGTGACGGGACTGATTGTGGCAATCCTGTAC